ATAACGCCACCCAATACCATCATTGCTACATACATGATAGATGAGTGTTGTCTAACAAAGTTAGATAACGTGTTAAATGCCCATACGGCAGTGTTGATTGTTTCACCTATGACGCCTACGAGCCAATAGAATACCGGTGCTACTGTTTGAATAGCTCCAGTTACGTTATCCACTAACTCACGGATACCCTCACTATTAGCAAGGTCGGATATTCGCTGGAACACAGGCTCGAACGCCCGAATAGCTTTATTCTTAATTGACTGCATATGATCACCCCAAGTTTTAGGAAGTGACTCAAACTGCTTTTCAATCTCGGGCATATTAGTCATGATAGCGTTCTTGATTACATCAGCGGTAATCTTGCCCTCCGATGCTAACTTTTTAAGTTCGCCACGAGATACGCCCATAGTTTTAGCAATTATGTTTTCAATCATAGGCGCATTTTCAGCAATAGACCTAAATTCGTCACCTTGTAATTGTCCACTGGCTAGACCTTGCGTTAACTGAAGCATGGCGTTCTTTTGTGCTTCTTTCGATGCACCGCCGATAGCGAATACCTTTTGAATGCCTTCCATGAATTCTACGGCTTTTCTCGGGTCCGGGAACGCATCATGCGCGGATTGAGATACCTGGATTACAGCGTCCGCCATTTCCAAATACCCACCTCTTGCCCGCTGTGCGGATTCAAATATCTGCTTATTTAGGTAAATAGCGTTTTCCTGGCTACCGGCGACCAATTTAAGGCGAGCTTGCACCTGTGCCCATTCTGTAGCAGTATCTTGAATCGATTCGATAGCGCCTTTTATAGCGCCAATACCGTTCATTACCGTACTAGCCAACAGGTTGCCAGCAAAGCTGTTCATGATTCCACCCATGCTAGCTTTCAGCGTTTCACTAGCACTCGATACGCCGTTCATCTTATTATGTAGCGTATTCATGGATTGATAGGCCTTAGTTGTTGCGTTTGCGGCTGCGTTCATAGCATTAGGAATATTAGTAGAGAGGCTTATATAGTTAGAAAGTGTAGCCATTCATTACCCCCTTTTTGCCTTATTCATTTCTTCTTGCTCATCTTTAGCATGTTGCTGAATAAAGGCAATTACTACAGCCTTTTCATTCATGTCCATATCCGCAAAAACAGAAGGTCGCATATGGTATTTAACAAATGCCAGATATGCGAACATCGTTTCTGTTTCATTGGATTCTAGGAGTTTTTTACTTCTTTTACCTTGTCTTCCATGCCGACATCATAGCCTTGGGCTTCTGTTACTGCTGCCAAAAGGTCAGCATATTCACCTGGTGTGAGTATTGCTTTTACTAGCTCAACCGGTTCGGTAACGCCCCAGCTATCTTGAAGTTCCGCATCATAAAGATTAGGATACGTGATTGCCTTAGATAGCACATCTTCGTTGTATGCAGTTGCGTCAAAACGTTCTTCAGATTGACGAGTGATGCGGTCAGTAATACGCTTAGTGTATTTTTTACGCATTCTTTCTGTTTCTTCAGTAGCTAGTGTTTTAATTTTCCATGCTACTGGCTCACCATTCACTTTGATACGCTTAGATGCTACGTATTCAGTCTCATTGACTACATCAACGTTTTGTTTAAGAAATGCGCTTAAATTTTCAGCCATTGTAAAAACCTCCTATAAAAAAGGGAGCAAGCACTAGGCTTGCATCCCATCTAATTCATTAAAGTGTTGAACATATTTAACACCTTCATAAGTGAAATTATGTTCTTGCTCAATATATTTACCATCAGCATCGAATTCTGCTGCCGTTAATTCATCAAGGTTTACGCCTTTTAAAATAACGGAACGTCGACCAGCTTTAGAAGTTGGATCATGGTTAACTACTTGCATGTCAAAGTAAGTATCAACACCAGTCTTTAAGTATTTTTCAACCATTTTGTCGAACAATGCTGTGTTGTGGTAAATCGTTAAGCTACCACTATATTCAACAGAAGTGGACTTATTCCCGGCACCAATGCGGCCCAAAATAGCCACTTTTTCTTTGTTCTTTTTGATTTTTGCACTGAGTTTCTTAGCTTGGAACAGTAAGTATCTGTTACCGTTCTCCACCATATAGCAAGATGCTAATTTAGAGGAAACAACGTCAGCTGCATCCATCGTTTTCAATGCATCTAAAATTTCATTTTCCATACGTTATCCTCCTAGGCTACTACAACAGTCATGTACAATTTTTCCATAGCCACAGTTGGCTGTAGTTGTACGTTAACCAATACATCTTCCTTGTTATCACCTTGCGTAGGTACTGGGATGTCTTTATCATCGAAGTTTTGGATAGCTCGTACTTTTTGGTACTGTTCAGCAAGGTATACAAGGTCACCCCATAAGGACTCACGACCGGCTTGGTCATTAGGGGATTTATCAAGATGTGTTTTATTAAACAATCTAGCGCCGTCAACTGCCCAGTTATCCAATACACGAATGACTTGGTTAAGGGAGAAATCACGGCTTTTTGCTTTACTGAATTCAGTAAATGTATTAATGTCTTTCAATACACGAACGTCGCCTTGAATATTACCGCCAACAGAGTCAGTAACATTGTGGAACATAAACATGCCGTCTTTAATAGCTTGTTCAAGTTCGAACTGTTTGTATTTAACGTTTACTGTGTATTCACCATCATAGATCATGTTGCCCACTGTCGCGTTGATATTACAAGATGCTTCTTGACCTAATGTCCAATATACCAAGGATCCTTTTTCGGCGCCTTCATCGGTTACGTCATTAAGGATAGAAATAACACCTTCATAGTTGACTTTAGTTTTGCCATGAATAACTAATTGGAATTTAGCGCCGCTTTGTTCACGACAACGCTTAGTAAACGCAATAAACAAGTTTTTAATTGTGTCATCCGCGCCAGCGTAGCCCAATGTGTTGAAGTAGTAAGGTTCCAGCATATCGATACCGTCTTGGTAGTTCTTAACGGTAATTGCGGATCCGTTTGTACCACCGGATAATGCCGTATAAGCTGTAGCAGTTAATGCGCCAGTTTTAGTGAACACGATGTAATCGTTATCTTGTAATTCTGTTGCATCTTTCAAGTTCTTTTGAGTATCTACTACTTTACGAACATCGCCTGTAGTGAGGTAAGTAGTTACTATAAATTTACCTGTGTTATCTGGATCAGCTTGAACAGATACACCCAAATCGTTACCACGAATACCCTTGTATTTAGCTTTGCCGATTGTACTTGTAGCTTGCGCACCATCAGAATTTAAGCGGTAGAAGTAACCTGTTTTCAAGCCACGGAACAAATCACGTAAACCCTTCATTTTGTCATGGCCGTAGTCATAACCAAAGTATTTTTGGCAATCCTTTTGGAATGTGTCGTTATCCACACGGAATACTTCACCACTTGGGCCCCAATCAAAGGAGAGCATCATCGCACCATATCCACGGTCAGATACTTCTGCATATGCTCGGTCTTTAGATACAAAGTTAATATAAGTACCTGGCAATACTTTATTGTGGAATAAGAATGTGCCACCACCTAATGCCATATTTCACTAACCTTTCACAGGCGTTGTTAATGCCTGATTTAAAATTTTATCAATATCGCTTTCCGTATACATTTCATCCTCATTAAGAAGGCAAGTGAGTAAATCACGATACCGTCTGTATTTGTCAGATGCAATGATAGCGTAAGCATCAAATTGTTGTTCAGTCGTTACCTCGACTGTTTCTTTTTCATCTGCCATCTTTTACCCTTTCTGTTAGTTCCATGTGCTTCATACGTTCGATAGGTTTGGCCACTTTCCGTAGTATGTTCTCATACGTTACGAAGAAGTGCAGCACGCCATCTGAAATCTTATATTTCATTCCGGCCCCCATAATCGTACGTTCCCCAACTTGTACAAATTCAAGCATTTGGTACAGTACACTAGGAATATCAATGAGTTTTCGCGTATCAGTAACCACATCAAGATTATTGGCGTAATACATGATGTCTAAATCCAAAGAAGTATTGTAAAGATCACCGACATGTCTGCCCATGCTAGGCTCAATCACCTTGATATATGCACACGGGAATGTCATATTGCTTTCTTTGAATTCTAGGTATATCGGCACGTTGAGTGCCGTATGTACGGCTTTAGATACAGCTGTTAATACATCAGAATCCACCATGCTTTTCAATCCATTTCTTTAATGTAATTTCCATAATACGTTTAGCATTTTTACTGAGCGCCTTTTCAGCTTTCTCGTGCATGTACGCACCGTCTACCCAAGGCTTTTTCAGTCTACCACCTTGCATAACTCCGCCTTTAGACTGGCCTATCCACGGAAGAAATCTCCCAACTTCTTGCCGATGACCATCATTAAGGAACGAGGCGTAAGAGGACGTGTTAAACACCCTAACTCGTCCGGTTTTTTCGTTCAGTTGATATCTACCAACACTCCACGATTGGCGGGTATGCTCACTATCAAAATACTTTGTTTGTACTTTGCCGTTTTGCATGAATTTAACCGATCGTTTGCCGACTGGTGTATTCAATTTAGCTTCACGCACATACACGCTGGCCATTTCCTTCACAACTTGTTTGTTGAAATTCTGAAGACTGCCAGACTGACTCAGTTTAACTAAGCTACGATTAAATTCAGCAAATTTGTCCATATCAAATTCAACGCCCATGTCAATGCACCTCTAAATTTTCGAGCTGCACCTCTTGATGGGTATCATATCGAGCAGAAATCGAAGCACTGCGAAAAAGCTGCTTTGTATTTCGGCCTACAAGCTCGACTCTAGCTCCTCTCGGTATAATTGCCTCTGGTGCGACGAAAAGTACTGTAACGGTGCTAAATTTTGCAACTTCTGTGGGCTGTCCTGGGGAAAGCGTTTTATAACTGATTCTACAAGGGAATGGACCCTCACGACTGGATGTTTTATTCATAATACCAGTGCCAGGATCCATCGCATCCACTTCAGAGATAACATAACAAGTGCAATCATACAAACTTTCTAATTGACGTCTAGCAACATTTACCATCTTAGCCGTCGGAAGCATGCTAAATCACCCCTTCCGTAACTACTCAAAGCGGTCGCTAGTTCTTGGAGCCTGGAAGCTTTATCCGACCCTTTGAATTGGACTTCAGTATCACCCATTTTAATTGAACTTGCCATTTCCCCATCAACTTCAATTAATTTATTTTTGTTCGTGGTGATATAACTACCAATTACACGATATGCAAGCACGTGTTGTAATTCGCTAGGTAGTTCAACCTGATTAATATCATTGAGGATATGTTGCGTTTCCGCATTAATCACATACTCAATGATATTTATATCAGAAATTGCATCATACCCAAGCCACGATTCAAGGAGCTGTAAAACCATCTCTTTCGTGGTCATTGTAATCACCTACTATTTTTTAAACGTAGCTTTTACAACTTTAGATTGATTAGTCAATGCAGCCACATAGTGTTCATTGGCCACAATTTTATCTAAGCCTTTTTCAGGAACACGATCTGTTTCAATCATAACGTCACGTTTAATGTAAATTGTTACAGCAGGTAATACAGGGGTACCATCTTCCACTTCTGCAGTTACGCCAACAATGAAGTTATCAATATTAGCTTTAGAATCATCAATGCGACGAGATGTTACAACACGACAACCAGCAATCATGCCGATTTCACCAGTCATCATCACGTCATTGCCGTATTTTGTTTTGTCGATAAAATCAGGATCTTTACGAAGCGCAGTGATTTGAGAAGGTGCAACGAATAAATATTTTTCAACGTAGTCTTCTTCGTTTAATTTGTCTACTGCGTTAACTACACCTGCATAGGAAATAGCTTTTGTGTCAGTTACTGTAAGAGTCGCACCACCGAGAACTGCTACTACATCTTGGTCAATTTTAGACGCCAAGGATAACCGCAGTTGATGAGTAGCTTCGCCTACTGGGTCGCCGTAACCAGACAATTTAGCTTCGTCTGTAATGTCAACACGCTTCATTGCTTTTTTGATTGTTGCTTTGATAGTGGATGCAGACATTTGAGTTGCGGTAACTTCTACGCCTTCTGCGATGTCTTCCGCATCGCCAATGTAACCCCATGCAGGAATAGTGATTTCGTTACCTGGCGCGCCAGCTAAAGTATCGTCAATTTTAGCAATTGGTGTAAATTTAATTGCTTTTGGCAACCCAGCAGACACCATATCGGCCATTACTTGCGGATTAATTACATTAGCCGTTTTAGTTGTCCCGTCTGCGAATGTTTGCAAATCAAAAGAGAATTGTTTATTCATTAGTGTTTCCTCCTGTTAATGAATTATAAAGTTCGATATCTTTGGAATATAACTCCGCGCGTTGAGAATATGTCATTTTTGCGAAGTCTTCTTTGGTTACTGTACCGCCTGCAGACTTTCCACCAGGATTGCCTGGCGCTACACCTTTAGGCGCAGATGCTTCACCAAATAAATAAGGATTAGCTTTCGCAACTTCAGCAAGTTGTTCATCTAATCCTTTGATTTTGCCGTCCTTTACTTTTGCATCTTTTAAATCCAATAGGGCCCGGACTGCAACGTTATTTTTAGCTTTTGCGTTCGATAATGCTACGTTCACAAGATTATCAATTTCTAACTGGGCGATTTTACCCTCGTATTCAGCTTTGCGGGTTTCTGCATCAGCTTTCATTGATTCAATTTGTTTCGCAAGCTCCGCATTATCTGCATTAGATTTTTTGAGGTTATCAATTTCTCCATTAAGAGTCGTTAGCTCACCTTTAACGGATTTAAGTTCCTCATTCTTAGAATTAAATTGATCCTTAGAAACATAGTTTTTGCCATAGTCCTCAACGACTTTAGCTGCCTGCTCCTCAGTTAATCCTAATGCTAATAATTCTTCCTTAGTCATAGTGACCTCCTTAAATAAAATACCCATTTCGCTTTATTTTCGTGAGCTACACCTCACGTCTACGGTCTTGTTAGTTATCGCCCAACAATACTAAAATGGCAATAAAAAAGCAGCTGTTATGCTGCTAATTAGTTTATATATTGTTTTTCCCACTCATCATAAGTAATAGTGCCATCATAATCGATGCTTTTTTCTGCTTGGTTTCGACCTGTGCGCGTTTCACCTTCTAGCTCAGGAATATAAGGAATGGTTGTTGACCTACAATAACAATGAAACGGAGGAACAGTAATACCTGGTTTAGCGTCAACCAATCTCACTCGTTTTCTATCCATTCGTCTGCAGATTGGTGATGTGCGACTATCTAAGGTAGCTAATATTTCTAACTCCTCAATTTCAAGTTCTTTCATGCTGTCAAGGAAACCTTGCTCATGTACCCTTGCTGTCTCAGTTTCAACTAAGCGCTTAGCGTTACTGTACGATGTTTTCATTCGCTTATGCAGATTATCTGCCATCGTATCCGCCCCTTGTCCAATAATAAGGGCTTGAGTAAAGTCGTTCTGTAAATTTGCAACTAGCTTTGATGTATCGATCCATATTCTACTACTAAAATCTTGTCCATCACTAGCCCATTGGCTATGAACAACGCTATCGATACGCTTACTATCAATCGTGTTAACTGTAGAGTATTCTCCGCGTTGTGTCTGCACTGTGTATGCGGACTTATACGCGGAGGATTGATAGACATCTTTCAATAAGTCATTAATAGAAATGCTCTGCTTTTGAGCCAGTATTTCAAGCTCATGAATCACATTGATATATAGCATTTGCTCACGGCTTAATCGTTCACGAATGGATGCATTTGATAGCATTTGTTGGTGTTCTTCAGATACTCCTAGTTTCTTTGCCTCAGCCTTGAATTCAGCTAAGTCCATTTTAAATGCTTTCATTTCATAAGCGTTTAATAACTTTCTGGCTTCGGCTAGTTGAAGTCCGTTTTCTGTGGCGAACCGTCGATACCAATCGTTGATAGCCGTTTCTATCCTGCGTAACGCCCTGGCGTAGTTAGCTTTGATTTCATCATCAGTGAGATTCGCTTTTTGAAACGATTCATCTAGTAATCGCTCATACCGTTTCTCCCAGTAATCATTCGCCATTTGCCTCACCGCCGTTCGGTACAACAAAATCTGCTGTTACTTCGGACTGCTCCTTTTTTACTTTCGCAAGCTCTTCCGCAGCATCTGTCGTCCACGGATGATTTGCGATGATGGTTTCATTGGATATGATACCAACGGAATTTTTACAATTATTAATGGTGTCGCCCTCGTTAATAGGTAAGTCACGATTGAAGATGAAGTCCACTTCTTCAACTGCATTTTGATTAGTTAAACCGCGATACGTGTTAACGAACCACATTAAATCATGCAAGCTAGATTTAAACTCCAATTCCATTTCATTGGCATCTAAATCAATATCGGAATACATGGACATAATATTCATTTGGTTAGGATTGTTTGACATGCGATCATCTTTAGCATCAAATCCTCGTCCATTTTCAATAATAGCCTTACGCAAAAGATTTATCAGTAGCTGATAGTTATCACTATCCACTTCGATTTTAAGTGCTTTTACATCACCATTGACACCATCAACCGTGCGCACTTTAATAGCTCCATATGTGGCTAGATTTTGTCGAAATTCGGCAAGATTCTGCCCGTCATAGTTCTGCAAAATCAAGATTGTGCTGCGGATATCCTCTTCCATGTTATCTTGGAAGTTAGATAGTAATCGGTTAAGTGCATCTTGTAAGGATTTGACCTTAGCGATAAGCGGTTGTTCGAATTCATTCGCACGGAACATAATGAGAGGAATACGTTCCCAGTTATATGGCTTATCAGCGATAGCAAAATTAGCAGTATTTTCTTTATCCAGATCAGGAAGTAAACGTTCCATATCCCATATGTAATACTGAATACCATCCGGTGTGTAGTATTCGACTTTGTGAATAGTCTTAGTTTCTAGACCTGTGTAATACTCAATGTCGTACAAGTATAAGAACGCATCTAGTTGCGTGTGTTCTTCATCAGCCCAAAATGGTAACACCTGATGCGGTTTCATCATTTTGAATTTAAGGGAGCCGTCAACACCAATATAGGGGTGAATATATGCCTTGCCAGCCATAGTAGCGAATTTCCCAACAGACTTTAATAGTCGTTGGAATTGAATGCCAAACAACTTATCTAATTCGTCATCATCTACATTAATATCTAACGGCTTAGACAATAAGTAATTAACCTTTTGGTCAACTAGGTCATCGAATCGATTATCTACAATCTGATTATTAGGAACGCCTTGTAATACAAGTTGCTTACCACCCTCACCAACAACATATCGTTGCTTAGTCAGAATATCATGCTTTCCATTGTAATAATCAATAGCAGTAACCATTGTTTTGCGTTGTTCGCTAGCTAAGAAATTACGAAGTTGCACTCGCAAAAATTCTCGCTCTGACATCGTAGCTGAACCTTTTATAATACGGTCCCATAGCTGAGATAGTATCAATCAAACGACCACCTTTCTACATTAATATCTTCCAAACCATACCGCATAGCATCCATAGCATGGTTATTTTCATCTTCAGGTTTCCCTGTGTATTTATCAAATCGATCTTTTTCCCATTGGTACGTGGATAACTCACGCAGCACGTTAACGCATCTTGGGTGAACAATTAATTCGTAGTCTTGTATTCTCTGAATACCGTTTAATATGCTGTCCTTGCCCTTGCGTGCCCTTGTTATCCCTTTGAGTCCTGCCTGGTAAAGTTCCTCAATAGATTTAGGCTCGGCACTGTCGGCTCGAATCTTTTCTTTCGCATAGCCCATGTCGATAACACGAGATGCTAATTGTTGATTAGTTAGCCCTGTTTCGTATAGCTCGTCGAATATGTAGATTTTCTTATTCTCTATATCAACTAGCATGCACACTAATGCTGTAGGGTCTACGGTATACCCAAAGTCAAGCCCAAACGCGGACTTTATACCTTCTTGGACTCTAATATCGTTAACATTAAAAGCCAATTCACGCCAATTTTCATATACAAGGCCTTCAACTACACCCCAGTTTCCAAGTCCTGCAACCTGGTAACGTTTGGGGTTCTTTTTCATCTCTTCAAAAAGCGATAAGTCTGACTCACTAAGAAATTCATTACACATGTAATTAGTAGTCAAAGCCAGCACATTTGGACTAGACTCATCAAAGAAACGTTTCTTTAGCCAGTGCCTATCAGACCACGGGTTAAAAGTCAAAACTACTTGATGATACATTCCTTCAGGTAACTGCCCACGAATGGATTCATCCAGTTTGTTGAAAGCATCCTCGCTCATAATCTCGTAGGCTTCTTCTATCCAAAGCCTACACAACGCGCCAACTTCAACCGTGATAGATGTTACTTTCAATGGATCGTCAAGCCCACGGAACAGGATTTTTTGTCCAGTCGGGATATAGGTTATTTCAAGTGGCGACACAGAACATTTAAAGTACTTCTCTACCTTTAATTGCCTCATCGCCCATTTAAGCTGTGCAAAGCAACTATCACGTAGAGTTCGCTCTGTCTTACGCACTACCAACCAATTAATAGCAGGGTTTTCCATTATCTCCACAATCACTTTTAGCGATTGCGTAGACGACTTCTTGCTAGCACGACTACCTTTAACTACTTTATAGCGGCCTTTGAAGCGCCAAAACGCTCCATATCCTTTGCCGATGATATCTGGCAAATAGACCTTTTCACATTTAATCGGCAATATCATCACCGCCTACGATGATTACAGGTTGTACATCGATGGTTGTATCACCAGATAGAATTCGATGTCGTTTAGCCATAAGTTCAAGCGCCTTTAACCTGGACCTTTCATCAGGAGGCTTATCCATGATACGGGCTGTCGACCAGCCATCTCCTTGTCCCTCAATCACAACGGTCTTTTCTGTTGATAGACCAAGCGCAATCCTTGTAAGCTCATATTCGACCTGTTTAGCCGTCATAATATTTTCGTCTAAATAAGCATCCCTAAGCTCGGCAACCCTTAATTTGATGTCATCATTGGTCATCAGACGACTACCTTGCATCTTGGCTGTTTTTTTAGAATAACCAGTGCGAATAGCAGCCTGCGTCGCATTCATATCCTTGATGTACTCATGGCAAAATTTTTCATGCCGTTTATTTTTTAATGCAGCCACTATCTCACCTCCTGGCTACTTCAATACACCTTTATTTTGTTTGTACTTACCACGGTCTTTATGAACCTTCGCCGTTTTAGTTTTGATTAAAGAATGTGAAGGTGCATACGATTTACACATATGATCAATATGAATGCCATTTGCTTTGCACCAACCCTTAACATTATTTAAGCATCTTCGCTTTTCACAATACACATCAGTCAATCGTATTCACCTCGCCTCCTTAAATTTGCATATAAAAAGACCACCTAACCGTATAGATTAAGTGGTCTTTTCGTTTTAGTGTTCTAGGTTTCACTGTGTCGTTGAGAGATAGAGTATTTATTGTCCCATTAACTCACACTATCATTATAAATTGTCAAGAAGGACATGTCTAGGACAGTTTTAGGACAATTTTATTAAGCTATTTTTGTATTTAACCCAATAACACCCCAAAGCAATACGGATAATTCTTCAATTCCTCTAGCGATGTAGCGTTTGATGGTACGCACATCTGGCTTTTCAGGAAAAGATTCAGCAATTTGCTCTAGCGTTTCCCCATTAATATAATACCTGCGCATGCACTCGCAATACTTAAATTGCTTTGCACCACACTTTTCAGCATAGATATCTAACATGTTATTCACGTGTCTCATCATCAATGCTGTTTTTTCTTTACTCTTAACAATGGCATTCACCCTTACTATGCTCTTATCGTCAAACATATCAACTAACAGTTCATTGAGCCATATATCCTCGGCTTGTGTCGAATCCGAGATGGCATTATCCACATACGACTGCAGCTGACTGTAATGTTTTAATAGCTTGATCGTGTTGTGTCGAAGTTTACGACCTAGTTGAGCATTTTCCTGTTTGGCTAATTCATAGTAAGTTTTGGTTGCCACCTCTGTGGCCAACCTTGTGATTTTCTCAATATCATATTCATTCAAATATGTTGCCCCCTTTTACAATTATTTTTTTTGTTTTAGTCCGAATTTGTTTATACCAACTTCATAAGAAATAATTAATATAATTAGTATTTACACTACAATAAGTTTGCCTTTGCTATTAACAGGGTACGATTTTGTTTCTAAAACTACATACCCTGTGTTTTCGTAACCATGTTTCTTTTCCCATTTGCGAAAGACCGTTGTTAGTTCCTTGCTTAATTCATCGATATGTTCTTTCTTAACATCTGTCAAATAATCTTCGGACCACTCAGCAATCTCATCGTCAATTTGATGATTAATTATATCTTCGATTACATATTTGGCATCAACCTCCGGGATACAATAATTAGGATGTCCTATTTTTACAATGGTCGCTCCTTTTCTGTCCGGCTCATCTAAAAAATAATTATCGATTGCACCTTGTATTGTATTGCATGGTATTCCTGCGTTACCATGAACCACATCTACCCAACACCATTTATCCTTATCTTCGACTAGCATTTTATCACTCCTCATAAGCGTCTATTACATAATAATTCGTATTAGCAACACCATAAACATCATCGATTTCGAAAAAATTGTCATTAATTCTAACATAACACTGCTCATCAGGATCACACATCTGTAACGCCTTTATTAATTCTTTAACAGTCATTTTATACCTCCACTAATTTTATAATCACAAGAATATTCCCATATTCTCTGTGATGTGTAAAATTACATAGTCTTCATCATCCTGAATAATCTCATCAGCCATAGTTCCGATGAATTTCCTATTATCGTTTTCTATCACACCAGCAGATTGTAACCCATCAAGAATGAACTTCTTAGCAAACGCTACATTGTCAGGATCATGCCTGGTTGAAGAATGCCATTCAAATAGTAGGTCTACTTTCCCATTAACCGGTTGTATCTGCTGAGACAAGCATTGTTCCTTAACCTGCTCGGTACATTTTTTCTTCATCGCTGCAGCTGCTATAGTTGAGCCACGTTCACAGTCGATATACTCATTTAACGTTGGGAACCGGTCATGAGTTTTCTTCCTAAATCTAAACTGACATCGCAATAGAATTTTCATCGGTGCGACGCTCCATTGAATATAGCCACCGCATATTCACCACGTAGGCGGTCATATATTCTTTGGCTATAATTCTCTTCAGTCCAGGTATCACTATAATTTGTTGTAAGAATTATAGGCTTCATCCTGTTGTATCGATCAATAATGATACTTTCAACCTTAGATGATACCCAATCAGATTTTGAGTACTCCGCCCCAAAGTCATCGAGCAATAGCAATGGGATATTCCGCAGCTTTTGCTCAAATCTTAGATAAGCTACATTATCGCCTTTCGACAATGTAAGCATGGTATCTAATAAATTAGGCATAGAAATCATGAGGCACCCTTTGCCTAATGCCATGGCCTGTTTTAAGATACTTACCGCAATCGATGTTTTACCGGTACCAGCTGGGCCCCTTAATATGAGGCCCTTGCCAGAATCAAGATTAGCTTTCAGATTATCAGAATACTTTTTAACCACGTCATAAGCTTCAGCGTTCTCTTTTGGAAAGCTACCGTGTTTGCGTAACCAGTCGAAATCCATATCATAATACCGCTTCGGGATTCCGACTGCGGTATAGGTGGTATTAACGTTTGTTTGAATGACTACCGGCTTATCATAGATCGGATAAAAGAACTCATTTTTTACCGTGGACTCTCTGATATTCTTTTTCCCAGTCGACGTCTTCGTCCTTTCTTGAATTTTTTCGATACACTCCTCTAGCATTGCTGTTACGTTTGCTTGTTCCATTATCCTTTGCTGCCTCCTCCCTAATCTTATTATTTAAAACGGCTGTGATATACGCGATACTAGCTTTACCTACTTCGCTAGACTTGCTTATGGCATTAATGACTTCACTTTCACCAAAGTCATTAACAAGACATTCCAGTTTCTCTTTTGTAACAGAAGAAATTTCGCCGACATCATTCATATAAATTTTGAACACGTTTTTATATGGATCATGTTTTTTTAATTCATCATCAAACATGGATAAGATTTCCTTATTTGATTTTTCATTTTCGTGCGCCTCATTATATGAATATGAATATATACTTTCCTTTCCTTTCCTTTCCTTTTGTTCGTTTTGTTCAACGACCGTTGAAGTTCGTTGAACGGTCGTTCGATTTTGTTCCTTTTTTCTGCGAGCTTCACCACTTTTAATGCCTGCGAGCCTACGTTGTTCCTGCTTTTTCTCAAATTTACTTCTTCGCTCTTCTTGTCTGCGAATTAAACTAGGAGACCAAAAATACTCGTCATCACATTCGAGTAATTCAAAATCATAAATTAACGAGTTTACGAACAAAAATGATTTATTTGAACAAAAGAAAGTGTGTTCATTTTCGTTCAACGGTCGTTCATTTTCGTTCAACGGTCGTTCATTTTCGTTCAAAATTCCTAATTCTTTGTCAAGAGCTATAAATGTGTATTTTTTAAAAGGCAGTCTGTAATCCTCAGATGAAGCTAGTTTTTCAATTAATTTCCACCACCAGGCATATGAAATAACCCCAAACTCTGACTCCATTGCCACGATTTTAGGATCATTGCTCGCATTAACATCGTGGCTGAAGTAATATACATCCTTGGCCATTCATCATTCCTCATCTACGAATAAATTGTCCTGGGCTCTGCGCCCCATAATAAACCTTACGCACTCATCGATTAAGTCTTGAACAGAGATAGCAAATGTAGAGTCTGCATATTCAACATTTAACCAGTCTGTTTTAAATTTAAATTCGTTAGGAGTGTTCATATCAGACACGATACCTTCAACACCAACCTGGTTAATAAGACCTTCAATGTCGCCATACTTAAATTTAAATGTATTTACCAAAAATGGGATTTTAAAGTCTTCCAAGAATTCAAAGTTCTTCTTCACAATAGACTGCAGTTTACTGAATGCTTGCAGAAGTTCAGGACGTGGATCATCTTTAGATTTTAGTGTAAATACATCCGTAAGGCCTGTGGCAGATGGTTTCTGGTAGGCAATACTGATGTCGTTATCTTTAATTTGAATTGATTTGATAATCATAAGGGACTCCTTTCTTGTTCTACGACTACTAATTTGCCAGTAGCAGCTTGAACAGCTCGCTTAAATGTTTCTGCATCTGAGTTGCTATCTGATAAATGTAGTAGTCGTATGTCCTGGCACCTAGTCAGGTCCATAGATTTGAGGAATTTAATAACATTTTCTAGTGAAAAATGAGATTGAATTAATCGTTCCATTCGTTTTTCATCCAGGTAACCGGCTTCTACATGCTGATTTAGGATTTCATAGGAATGGTTGCATTCAACCATGATATGATTCACATCTTTAAATGTGTACCTACAATAATAGGTGTCGGTAATATATAGCAGTTTCTCTTCACCATCAGAAACCAAAAATCCGACATTAGGCACGTCGTGTTCTAATTCAAAAGGTAAAATACTAAAATTACCTATCGTAAATTGAACCTTAGGTGTAATATAGATGGCTTTGTGATGCCCTGCTACATATAATGCATCTGCAGTGTCTTTTAACATGTATACACGATGTCCAAGCTTTAACAGATCATTTACCGCCTTGCTATGGTCTCCATGTTGATGTGTCACTAATGTGCCGCATAGATGTAAGAAATTAAATCGGCAATACCGTTGAATTTCTTTAAAGGGTAATCCTGCATCCAGTAGCAGTTCATCACCATTTGTTGATGTTTTGATTCGGTAGCAGTTCCCTTTCGAGCTACTACCGAATGCTTGAATGCTAATCACAATTAATCACCGAACATATTGACTGCTTCGCCCGTTTCCGGATTAACAAATTCACTGGCAGGCCCAGGTTCTATGTCAATGGCTTCAGAATTTGCATTATTAGCGATTGTTTCTGCCACATCTGATTGAACATCGATAGTTTCGCCTTCAAAATCAGGGGTGAGCTCGCCATTATTATCACGAATGACGGCGCCGTCTACAGAGATTGCATTAGCCATGCTCTGCATTTCGACTGATAGAATGCCATATTTACTTAACAAACGTTTGAGTACTGTTTTGATGGCCATTGCGTCAAAGTCAGTTTTCCAAAGGCCAAAGCCCCTTTTGTATGTTTGGGAATACTTTATAGCGTGTGCTTCAGCATCTTCTTTAGACATATATAAATACTTTTCAAAGCCATTAATGAGTTTGAAATAAGCGATGTAGCCAACTACATTATCACCAGTTCGCTCACCCAATTCGAATTCGCCTGTAAGTTTATTATGGTGTTTAATTTCACCTTCGTAGATTTCACTAGCATTAATAGTCTTATATTGACCTGTGCGCATGGCCAACTGGATATACCCTTTGTACCCCATTTGAAATTGAGCTTCATTGATTTTCTTTTTACTGTTGTAGAAAGGGACAATATAGGCAAACCCCAAGTTTTGATTAATTGGAAGATCCAAAGTGGCTGCCATCACACCTGCAGTAATAACTGTAGTAGGGTCTGCTTTAGATAAAAGTTCATTATTATTAGATACAGAAATCAAGCTAGACACAAAGGCCGCTGATTTTTTACCCAAGATTTCATTAAAGCGTTTCTTTACCGACTCACTAGACACCATAGTTTTAAGCGATGGTGTTTGAGTTTGTGCTTTTGTTACTTCACCCATTATGTACCTCCTATGCCACGTTTTCGCATACAGCGTGGATATCTAAATTGGATAAAATATTGTGAATTTCTAAACGGCACTTTTGAGTCCACTTAGTTGTGATTTTAGAGTCTAAGCGGCCATCACTTCTGCAGAATGTAAAGGTTTCGGATTTAGTGAAGCCTTTTGACATATGCTGCTTGTAGAGAATCCATTGATCACCGACCTTACGTTGTAGACCAGCTTCGTGCAAAATCTTATTTAACTCTTGAGCACTCATGCCGTAGTCAGCGGCAATCTGGGTGATAGTTAAGCAAGATTTACTAGACAATATTTTGTCCACGTAATCCTTAACCGGTTTAAATTCTGCTATCTGCTGCTCTTGCTGAGCGACAATAGCTTTAGTAGCATTGTGCGATTCCACCTCGTTAGCATAAGCTCTAAGGGCTTCAGGTAACGACTTTGGAATGTTTATGCTATAAGCACCAGTCTTACGAATTTGAGGAATTACTTCAGATGTGACCCAGCGTTTAAATTGTTTTGCCGTTGGCAATTTGCTAGACAGTACCAGGGAATATAATCCGCTTTCATTAATCAAAATCGTTTCTTTATTTTGATTGCCATCAAACACCATTGTCTTTGTTCTATCTTCATCATCAGTATGTCGGTTTACATCTCGACTACCGTTTTGGTACCCGAGAGTATCAGCGACATCCTTTGCAACAAACCATAATTCGTTATCTTTTTCTAAAATACGAACTTGGCCAAATGTATCATTTTTAAAAATCTGTAAGTCAGTCATACCTATACCTCCTTAACGACCAGTTGAGGTTCTGATTCATCAACGATCAATTTAATTGTTTGGCTATTAACAGGAATAAAGTCAGTAACAGCTTCGGCATTATCAATAAACACCGGAGCATTAACTTTAAAATAGCTAGTCAATGCATTGATAATATCCAGGCCTACATTAATGCGTGCTGCGTTATTCATGCTGCGGTATGGTACCCCTTTATAGGTAGTTTCGCAACATTCTTCAACATTGCCATTCAGCATGATGTTAAACATGCGGAATCTTGCCAATTTAAATCTTGCATTAATGCTTTCTTCCAACATGTTAACTTTGGCTTTTACGAACTCATCCATAAGATATGATGCCTCATCGAGTTTCATTTTTTCTTCGGATAATTCAGCCTGCTTTGCCTCGAGTTCTGACACACGAAGTTCAATACGCTTAATTTCAGCAAACTTATTGAGCTTTTGTTCTAACTTCATACGTTCGGTTTTGTTGTCTGATATTTTAATCTCGAGTTCAGCAATTTCTTCCGAGTGATCAGAGTTATCATCATCAATCGCCATTTGTAACATGAGCTCCTCTGCTTTTAAATCAGCATATTCAGAGTCATCATTAAGCGCCGGTGTAGTTAACATTCCAATCTCTTCGGTTATAGTTTCCTTTACGAGTTCTTTTGCTTTAATAAGAGCTTCTATA